AAGATTGCGCAAACGTCCCGAGCTACATCGCGGGCATTCGCCCACTGGGTTCCGCCGCACCTTTGCCGGTGAGTGGGGCGTTCTTTCAGGCGACCCAGCCGGTTTCGCTGGCGACCAATACGCCCACGCTCGCTGCGGGTACAAACCTCGCTGGCGACGTTGGCGTTCAGTACCGCGCCAGCGCCACGGGCGCAGCGACACTGGCGAACGTCAACTGTCCCGCCACGCCCGCCGCGCAGCAGCTCAAAACCGGCGCTGGCAGGCTTGTGGGCCTTGCCGTAACCAACACGGCTGCGTCCGCGCGCTGGATCAAGATTTTCAACCTCGCCGGGGCCTCGGTGACGCCGGGGACGACCTCCGCCACGGCTGAGATCGGCCTGAGCGCGGGGCAGACGCTGGAATGGTCTTTGGAGGGGGGCGCGGCGTTTTCAACGGGCATCACCATCATGGTGACAGGTGGTCAGGGCCTGACCAATAACACTGCGGTTACGGCGGGCGACGTGACCGGTATGGCCTTCTTCGCCTAAGGGTCTATCAATGAAAGTCGAACAACTGATTATTATGGCAGAACGGAGGCTGGCGGCGCTTTATGCTGCAAGAAACGCGGCTGAATTAGCTGGCGATGTAGATTCCGTGACGCGAGCCGATACAGAAATTGCCGAAGCTCAAACTACCCTGGATAAGCTCCGCAACATCCCGGCGAATTAAATCATGCTTCTTACGCTGCTTCAAAATAACAGCAGCGGCAGCTATGTTTTGCTTGCTGACGGGGGATCGTATTCCTACAGCGGCAATGACGCCACGCTGACTTATACAACTGCCGGGGCGTTTACCCTTGTTGCAGACGGCGGAACTTATAATTATAGCGGCAACAACGCAGATTTGCTCGTTAATCGAGTATTAATTGCCGAGGGCGGCGTTTATTCGTACACCGGAAATAATGCAAACCTGTTAATTAACAGGGTTTTGATTTCAGACGGCGGCGTTTACAGCTACAACGGCAACAATGCCGACCTTGTTTACACAACTTCCGGCGCATTTGTCCTTCAGGCAGAAGGCGGCGTCTATAGCTACGTCGGCAATGACGCGAACTTGTCGTTTTCTGGCGTTCCGATTGTCGATTTTGACACCCACGACGGCGATAGGCAGCGTCGGCGCTTTGCCGTTGACCGCGATGAGCGCAAGCGCCGTCGCAAGGACATCATCGAAGCCTTTGAGGTCTTGGTCGAAGGCAAAGACGCGATTGTTGAAGAGATCGTGGAGGAATTCACGGTCGCTAAAGCCAAGCCTTCAGTTACAAAGCCTCGCATCGATTACGACAAACTGATCAAAGACATTGATGCTGTAGAAAAGCTTTGGAACGCTTATATTAACATAGACGACGAGGAAATCCTGTTGCTGCTATGAGATACAAGGCTGTTTTTGACAAAAAAGGGCTTCTTGCCGAATACGAAGGCGGCGAGTTGGTCTATCTCCGCGACGATTATCAGGCCCCCAAAGAGTCCGATCTTGGGCGTCCAATGGTTATCCGCGATATTGAGCCCTATCAGAATATGATAGACGGGCGGATGATTAGCAGCCGGTCGGAACACCGTGAATTGCTGCGTCGTCACAACTGCGTCGAAGTCGGAAATGAGAAGATGGAGACGAAAATAGTTGCGCCAAAGACAAATCGGCGCGAAACCATCACCAAGCAGCTTGGTGATATGTCTGATAATCAGGCCAATAAGATTCTCAAGCAGCTAAAGAAGGGCATTTGAGATTGCGAATGGACACCCAAGAGCAACCCACCGAAGAAGCCGTTGACCGCCGCGACTTGCTGGCACAGCAATTTTCAGAGGCAGAAATTTCTCCAGAAAGCCCGGAGCCTGTAGAATCTCAGGTGGCGGAAGAACCGGAGACGGAGCCCGAAGAACCCAAAGTTTGGGCCAAGCCTCCGTCGAGTTGGAAGAAAGACTATCACGACACCTGGGATACCGTTGACCCACAAGTGCGTGAATACATCTGGCAGCGCGAGGATGAAATGCGCGCTGGCATTGAGCCATTAAAGAGCAAGGCTCAGTTTGCCGAGCAGGTCCAGAAGGTCGCTGAACCTTATATGCAGACCATCCAGAGCCTCGGCGTGGACCTCCCCACGGCGATTAGCGGCCTCATGGATGCTGATCATAATCTTCGGTATGGTAATCCGCAGCAAAAGCGGGCATACTTGATGCAACTGGCGCAACAGTATGGCGTCAGTCTCGGTGATACCGGCGATTTCCCACAAGAAGCCCCGGCTGATCCGTATATCTCGCAGCTTCAGCAAGAGCTTTATGGGCTCAAAAATGAGGTTGTGGGATGGAAGCAACAGCAAGAGGCGGCTCAGAATCAGTCGCTTCAGGCTGAAATCGAAGAATTTTCGTCTAAAGCGGAATTCTTTGAAGATGCAAAGCCCACGATGATTACGCTCCTACAGAGCGGCGTGGCAACAACGCTTCAGGACGCCTATGATAAGGCGCTCCGCCTTGACAATGACCTCTTTGAGAGGGTCCAGCAAAGCCAACAAGCTGCCGCTGAAGCCGCAAAGAGAAAAGCAGCCGATCAGGCAGCTAAGTCGGCCAAGGCAGCGGCGGTAAGTGTCCGGACTTCTACACCCAGGGTCCAAACGGCTACCAATGCGCAAGACAGGCGGTCTATGTTGCTCGAACAATTCGGCAATGTGGCAGACCGTCTTTGATGAAACCCTGATATGGAGGCGAGCCAATGGCTTTCGCTAACTCTGCTGTCAGCGACATCATTGCGACGAATATCCAAAGCCGCAGCGGTGAACTCGCTGATAACGTCACCAACAACAACGCCCTTCTGCGTCGTCTGAAGGAGCGGGGGAACGTCAAGACGTTCTCTGGTGGTAACGTGATCCTTCAAGAGATCATGTATAACGACGCATCCTCGAACAACACGAATAGCTATTCCGGCTATGAAGTGCTGAACGTGGCCCAAAACTCGCCCATTTCGGCGGCTCAATTCGGCATCACCCAATACGCTTCGGCTGTGACCATTTCCGGCTTGGAAATGATCCAGAACAGCGGCAAGGAAGCCATTATTGACCTTCTGGATGGCCGTATGGCTGTTGCCGAAGCCCAGCTTCAGAACCGCATGAGCGGTGACATCTACCTTGATGGCACCGGCAACGCGGGCAAGAACATCACTGGTCTGGGCGCTGCCGTTCCCGACGTTCCGACTTCGGGCACCTACGGCGGCATTAACCGCGCCACTTGGGCCTTCTGGCAAACCAAGTCGTTCTCTGGCGTGACCAACGGCGGTTCGGCTGTTTCGCCTTCGAACATCCAAGCCTACATGGATGCTCTGGCCGTTCAGCTTATCCGTGGCACCGACAAGCCTGACTTGATCGTGGCGGACAACAACTATTACCGCTTCTATCTCCAGTCGCTTCAGGCCATCCAGCGCATTTCGGACTCCGGTTCGGGCATGGCTGGCGCTGGCTTCGCCTCCCTCAAGTATTACGGCGCAGGCATGGCCTCCGACGTTGTGCTTGATGGTGGTATTGGTGCTTCCGCCACGGCGAACCACATGTGGTTCCTGAACACGAAGTATCTGCACTTCCGCCCGCACGTTGACCGGAACTTTGTTCCGATTGGCGGCGAGCGTCAGGCCGTTAACCAAGACGCCATTGTGAAACTGATTGGCTGGGCAGGCAATATGACCTGCTCTGGCTCTCAGTTCCAAGGCGTCCTCATCGCGTAAGAAAGGGGAAAACCATGCCTTACACTTTCGATGAACCCAAGCTCGGCCTTCAACAAGTCGATCAGATTGACGATGGTGTGCTGTCGCCCGCCAGCGTCTCCAACGGCTCCACCTCGACCATTCCGACCCCGCCTTATGTGCTGGGCCAGATCGTCCGTGGATTTGACCCCGTTTTTGGTGAGGGTGAATTCATCCTTCTCAAAGGCGTGGCTGGAACCGTCGTCGGCTCTGTCGTTACCTACAACGGCACGACCTACGAAACGGCTCTGGCTCCTGTCACCAACAACCAAGCGCGTCCCGTGGCTATTGCTATGGCTGCTAACACTTCTGCTACCAGGTTCTCTTGGTATCAGATTGCTGGCACCGCCATTGCGAACCGCACGACCGGCGTTGCCCTTGCCCCGACTGTCGCCATTGGCGTTACCTCGGCTGGCAAGGTTGCGCTTACCTCGTCGGGCAAGGAAATCCTTGGCGCTCGTTCGGCCAACACGGCTACCGTGGCCGCTGCTACCGCGACTGTGGCGATTGTCATTAATCGTCCGCACCTTCAGGGTCGCGTTTCCTAACAACAGGAAGTGGGTGGGGGGGAGAAATCCCCCCCATTTCATATGGACATACAAATCCTCTGCAATACCGACGACGAAATCCTTTTCGCCAACATTGGCGAAAACTCGCGCAAGCATCGCTCTTGGATCAAGATGCGCGAAGCGCATGACGGCCACGCGGTCCTTGTCGGCGGCGGTCCATCGCTCCAGGAACACCTCCCCACAATCAAGAAGCGCAAGGATTTAGGGCAGACGATTTTCGCCCTGAACGGCGCTGCAAAGTTCCTGAACGACAACGGGATCATCCCCGATTATCAGGTCATCCTTGATGCGCGACCCGATAACGTCACGCTGTTAGGAACCGCGAGGAATTACCTGATCGCCTCTCAGTGCGACCAGTCCGTTTTTAAGGCCACCGGGAAGCCTTTTGTGTGGCACCCGGCCATTGAGGGCATTGAAGAGCATTTGCCCGCCCACGACGACGATTATGCCCTTATCGGCGGCGGAACGACGGTTGGTCTGTCCGCTATGTGCCTTGCCTACACGATGGGCTTCAGGAAACTGCATTTGTTCGGCTATGACTCATCCCACCGGGCGCGAATCGGTCATGCCTACAATCAGCCCATGAACGCCGCCGATCCGCTTTGCAAGGTGACGCTTGGCGGCAAGACGTTCACGGCTAGCCTGACAATGGCGCGACAGGCCGAACTGTTCCCTGAGGTCTGCAACAACCTGATTGACCTTGGCTGCATCATCACCGTGGATTCGGATGGCCTCATCATGGAGGTCATGCACCAGATGCGCTTGGCGTCACAGCCCATGACTGAGGCTGAGAAATACCAAAAGATGTGGTCGCACGACTCCTATAGGAACGTGTCGCCCGGCGAGGGCTTCGCGGAGGAATTCGCAAAGGTTGCAAAGCCGCATTTCCTCGACATCATTGCGGACTTCGGCTGTGGGACCGGGCGCGGCGGGCTGGCAATCAACCGACTGACCAACTGCGATGTTATATTCGTGGACTTTGCGGATAACTGCCTTGATATGCGAGGCCAGTTTCCATTTGTCCTAGCCGACTTGACAAAGCCTATGTCAATGGACTTAAGCGCTGATATTGGCTACTGCACCGACGTCATGGAACACATCGAACCTGAAAAAGTACCCAACGCGATCCGAAACATTATGGATTGTGTTGACAAGTGCTTCTTTAAGATTGCGATGTTTCATGACAATATGGGGGCCTTGATAGGGCATCCGCTGCATCTATCGGTTTTTCCCGTCGAATGGTGGGAAAAACAATTTGCAGGCTACGATGTGCTATACAGGAACCATGACGGGGACACCCCCTTTCCGTATGCTACCTTCTACGTCAAAGCCAAAGAAAGGGCTTAACAATGGCGATTCCCTCCCGAGTTCTGGCGGCTGGTAACGCGCCGCTTTCCACTGAGGTCATTTGCGGTGTTGTTGCCGCTGGCCTGACCGCGACTGGCACCAACCTTGCCACCGCCCTGCAACTTAGCGCCGACGTTAATGTCGTAGCTACGACTGCGGCTTCGACCGGCGTGGCGCTTCCCGACTCTGAGGCTGGTTCTCAGATTGTGGTGTTCAACAACGGCGCAAACTCTTTGACCGTCTATGCCCGAACGGGCCAAACGGTTGACGGTGCTGCCTCCGTTGCCATTGCCGCCGGCAAGGAGCGCATTTTCTTTGGTATCTCCCCGACCATTTGGCTTTCACATCTTGGAGCGTAATTCATGCTGGATAGCGATGCTTTGAACGCAGACGCACATCTTTTCGTCGAGTTCTATGAATACGAAGCCGACCCCTACAAGGGCCGCGCTTTTGTCAGGATCATGACCCCAGGGGACAAAACGAACGTCATTGAGACATTCGCCAACGACGACCACAAGATGCGCTTCCCGCGCCAATGGCTTGCTTACCAGATGAAGGGCTCCGATGAGACTGCCATGCTCATTGGCGTCCCGCTGTCGCGGTGGCGTCAAGAGAACCCCGGCGATCTCAGCGAGATTCAACAGGCAGAGTTGCAAATCCTGAAGTTCCAGACCGTTGAACAGGTCGCCACGGCCACGGACGCGCAACTTCAAAGGATCGGCATGGGGGCGGCGGGTCTTCGGGAACGAGCCCGCGCCTACCTTACCGGCAAAAACAACGCCGAAGCGGAAAGCAAGATCAGCGCCCAACAGGCCGAGATTGATGAACTCAAGAAGCAGATGCAGGCTCTCTTGGGCGAACGTCGCGGTCCTGGGCGCCCAAAAAAGGAAGAAGTGGTAAATGCCCTCGACAATGCTGGAGTTGGTGACTCAGGTCACGAATGAACTAGGCATTTCGACGCCTGCGTCGGTCGCCGGAAACAGCAATCAGGATGTGGTTCAAATCCTCGCGTTGATGAACGCATCGGGATATGAACTGCTCCGAAAGGCTGACTGGCGCAGGCTTACCGCTGCACATTCCTTTTTCACGGAATACACGACCACCACCGGCACCTATACGACTGCCTCGCGGGTGGTGACGGGCATCCCGTCTACGGCTGGCCTCGACACGACATACATGGCCGTTGGGACGGGCCTGCCAAACGGCACGTTCATTGAGAGCGTGGATTCGCTCACCCAGGTTACGCTGTCCGCGTTTCCGCAGGACGCAGCGACCAATGGAACCGTCTATTTCCAGAAGGTCAAATACGCCTTCCCGTCGGACTATGACGCTATTGTCCCACGCACTCAGTGGGACAAGAGCAAGCGCTGGGAAATGCTTGGCCCTGAGAACGCTCAACAGTGGGAATGGCTCCTGAGCGGCTATATCAGCACTGGACCGCGCATCCGCTGGCGTCTGTATGGCGACTATTTCCAGATTTGGCCGGGCGTCTCGACGGCTGAAAACCTTAGCTTTGAATATCGCAGCAAAGCATGGGCTCGCAGCGCCGCTGGCGTTCCGAAGAACAGCTTTACGGCTGATAGCGACACCTGCATCTTCCCCGACCGGGTGATGGTGCTGAACACCAAACTGAAGTATTTTCAGGCCAAGGGCTTCGACACCACGGCTCTGTTCCGCGACTTCTACACCGAACTTGAGACGGCGATTGCACAGGATACGTCGGCGGCAAACCTGTCGTTCGCCCCACGTCCCGGCAATGTCCTGATCGGTTACGACAACATTCCTGACAGTGGGTATGGTCGGTAATGGCCTTCCAACCGCGCACCTTGGTTCAACGGGCTTCGGCTAACGTCGAGTCCCTGCCCGCCCCTGTCGGGGGCTGGAACGCCCGTGACTCTCTGGCGAACATGGACCCGATGGACGCGGTTACGATGGTCAATATGTTCCCGACCGTCTCCAGCGCGGTCCTGCGGGGCGGCTACAGAAAACACGCGACCGGCCTTGATGGTCAAGTGCAATCGCTCATGACCTATGCGGCGGGACCGGTGACGGAAATGTTCGCCGTGACGGATACGGGCAAACTTTACGATGTGACCAATTCCGGCCCTGTCGGCGCTCCCATTTTGACCGGCCTGTCGAACGGGATTTGGGAACACGTTAACATCACGACGAGCGCGGGTAGTTATCTGGTTGCCGTCAACGGCATTGATGAGCCGGGTCTGTATGACGGCACGACTTGGACAAGCATTTCGACGGGTGGCGGCGCGGCTCAGATTTCGGGCGTGACGACAAGCAATCTGGTCAATGTCGTTCTGTTCAAGAACCGGCTGTGGTTTATCGAAAAGGACACGCTTAACGCTTGGTATCTGCCGACCGATTCGATCTATGGCACCGCGCAAAAGTTGGAAATGACCGCCATTGCCCGTCACGGCGGGCATCTGGTGGACCTTGACACCTGGACTATCGACGCGGGTTACGGCGTTGACGACAACCTTGCGTTTGTCACGAGCGAAGGCGAAGTCATCCTGTGGAGCGGGACGGACCCCGACACCGCCAGCACATTTGCGCTTATCGGCGTCTGGAAGCTGGGTTCTCCGATTGGTGAGCGCTGTATGCTCAAGTGGGGCGGCGATCTGCTGATCCTCACCTATGACGGCCTGATCCCGATGGCGTCATCGCTGCAAAGCAGCCGATTGGACCCGCGTGTGGCGTTGTCCGACAAGATTCAGGGCGCGATTACGGCGGCGACCACAGCTTATGGCGGCGATCATGCGGCTGTCGGCTGGCAGATTGTCTATACGGCCAAATACAATGCCGTGTGGATCAACGTGCCTGTGTCGCTCGGCTCGCAAGAGCAATATGTGATGAACACCATCACAAAGTCATGGTGCCAATTTCAGGGCTGGGCTGCGAACTGCTGGGAAATCTACGAGGACGACCCGTATTTCGGCGGCAACGGCTATGTCGGGCTTGCGTGGGACGACACCTACGCCGACGACGGCGCGGACATCCCGGCCACGGTGATTCAGGCGTTCAACTATTTCGGAAGCCGGGGCGTGAAAAAGTATTTCACGAGAGCCCGCTATAGCCTGTTCACCAATGGCTCCCCGGCCATCTTTGTCGGCATCAACACAGATTTTGACACCACGGCTAACGCTGCCCCGCTGTCCTTTTCTCCGGCTAATGCGGCAACTTGGGACGTATCTCTTTGGGATGTCGGTTATTGGGGCGCGGGGCTTGTGATGACGAACCAATGGCAGGGCGTGACGGGAATTGGTTACTGCGGAGGGCTGCAATTCAAGTCCGCCAGCAAGGGTGTGCAGATTGAATGGGCGTCAACAGACGTGGTGTATCAGACCGGATGGGCTGGCATATGATCTTCGCCTGTGAAAAGGTTGCCGACTGTCTGCCAGAATGGCGCATCATGGGCGACGCCCATTGGAGCGAGTTTTATGGGGATGCAGATTTTAGACCCGATGTTGAAGCCTTGGTGAAGCAAGAGGTCGAAGGTCGCTTCTCTTACTTTTCAATGAGGGACGAAAGCGGTAAACTTTGCGGACAGGCGGGATTTACGATTATGTATAACCCTGTCTTTTCGTCCTATGTGGCTTATGACAGCTTTTTCTACATCGACCCCGAATACCGAAGAAAAGACAACATGAAGAAGCTGCTGAATTTTGCCGGTCAACACCTCAACGCGAACGGAGTTTCTCAAGTGCTTGCGGGCCACCACCTTGAGCATGACCTTTCGTCCTTGCTGAAGGGCGCAAATTTCGTTCCCGCTAGTGTGCTTTACCTGTTTATGGGAGCTAAGTGATGGGTAGCCTTTGCCGTAAGCCAAAAGCCCCGCCGCCGCCGGATTATGCCGCTCAGGCGAAAGCTCAGGGTGAAGCTAACCTGCAAGCTGGATTGCAAACGGCTAGCATTAGCAACCCCAACATCATTAGCCCGTATGGAAACCAGACGGTTACTTGGGATATGTCCAATCCCAATATGCCGACGCCGACGATTACGCAGACGCTGACTCCAGAAGCTCAGGCGGCGTTGAATTCGCAGCAGCGGGTTCAGCGTGAATTTGCCGACCTTGCCGGGCAGGGTATTGGCAATGCTCGTCAAATTTTGGGTACTTCCTTCAATTATCAGGGACCGAACATCCAGACTTCGCTCGAAGGCGTCCCCAAGCCTGAAGGCGTTGACCTTAGCCAATTCGGGCAAAATCAAGGCATTGATGAGCGCGTTTACGGTCAGGCTGGCGGCATTAACGCCGATCAATATGGCCTTGCTCGCCGCGAAATGGACCTGTCGAACATCGCGGCCATGCCGGTCAATGCGGGCATGACGGGTCAGCAGGCTATTATGCAGCGGCTTGCGCCTCAAATGCAGCGTCAGCGCGAGGGGCTTCGGACTCAGCTTATCAATCAAGGTTTTCGGCCCGGTACCGAAGCCTTTAACCGGGCTATGGAGCAACAAGGCCAGCAAGAAAACGATATGTTTACCCAAGCCGCCCTGCAAGGGATTGGCCTTGACATGTCGGCTAATCAGCAAGGCTTTGGTCAAGCCGCAACCTCTCTTGGGCTTTATAATCAAGGTGTAGCCCAAAACTTCGGCCAAGGACTATCGGCGCAGCAACTCAAAAACGCCTCAATTGCGCAGAATCTCCAAGGCGGCTTGGCGGCGCAGCAAATGCGGAATGACGCCATCAACGCGAACATTGCCAACGCCATGCAGGCGCAGGCCATGCGAAATGCTGCCTCCGCGCAGCAGTTCAATCAGAACCTTCAGGGCGCTCAATTCGCCAACACCGCATCCGAACAAGACCTCGCCCGCGCCCTGCAACTCCGCAATCAGCCGATTAACGAGATCAACGCGCTTATGGAGGGTTCGCAAATCCAGAACCCGCAATTCCAGGGCTATACCGGCGCTGGGGTTAATGCGGCTCCGATCTATCAGGCGGCTCAAGACCAAGGCAATTATGCTATGGGCCTTTATGGTCAACAGATGGCCGCTAGAAACGCGAATATGAGCGCGTTGGGCAACATCGCCGGTTCGGCTATGGGCATGTTTAGCTTCACTAGCGACATCCGCCTGAAGTCCAACATTGAGCGTGTCGGAACGCATCCGCTTGGCATTGGCGTCTATGAGTATGACATTGACGGCCATCGTGAACGCGGCGTGATGGCGCAAGAAGTGCTGAACGTGAAGCCCGAAGCCGTCCTTATGGGCGACGATGGCTTCTACATGGTCAACTACGGGGCTCTCTAATGCCGCAAATCAGCCTCACCGATTTCAAGGCCACTCAGGAAGCCGCTGAACGCCAAAAGCGCATGGCGGCGGCTTTGCGCGAGCAGGCCACTTCGCCCATCCAGATTCAGTCCTACAACGGCATACAGGCCCCGATCCCGTGGACCGAAGTACTGGCAAAGGCTCTGGCGGGCTATGCGGCTGGCCGCAAGGAGCGCAAGGCCGATGAGGCGATTGCGGAAGGCCGCGCGAAGGCTCGCCGCGAGGCTATGGACTTTGTGCGGGGCCTGAAGCAAGAGACGCCTCAGGATCGATTTATCGCGCCGCCAAACTTCCAGCCCGAACAGCCCGGCTTCATCGACCGACTGAAGCAGGCAGGTCAACAGTTCATGCCGCAACAGCCTCAACCGATGGCGGCTCCGCAAGCCCCGCCGCCTCAGATGCAACCGCCGCCGATGTCGGCACCGCAACAGCCTATGCCTCAGGGCTCAGAGGCCATGTCTCTGGACGCCTCGCAACTGCGGCAAATCCCCGCCGAACTCCAGAACCGCGCTCGTTCTCCCGAGGAACAGCAGCAGATGCTTATGGATGCGGCTATGAGCGGGAACCCGTATCTGGAGAGCATTGCTCCGTCCATGTATGAGGACATTGAGAAGCAAGAGACGGCAAGAAATCAGAGGGCTCGTCAGGCTCAAACGATTATGTCGCTTGATCTTCCAGATGCTCAAAAAGCAATGCTCATGGCTGAAATTGAACTTGGCGACAGTGACTTGCTCAAGCAGTTCACCAAGCCTGACGTTCCGATTCAAGCACCTGCCGGTGTTGAGGGCTTGGTTCTTCAAAAATACAGCCAAGGCCAGCCGCTTAACCCTCAAGAACAACGCATTCTTGATAACTACTTTGCTGTTCAAGGTCGCCGTAGCTATATCGCGCCGCGTGGTGGTGGTGGCAAAAAAGGCTCTAGCGGCGGTGGCGGAGCCCCTAACGCCACTATGCAGGCTCTTGAGGCCGAACTTCGCAGAAGGGGGATGCTCTAATGGCCGACCTCAGCAAAATGTCAGACCAAGAATTGCTGGCGATGTATCAGCAGCTAAAAGGCGCGCCTAGCGGCAAGCCGGGTCAGCCGCCTCGTATTGAAGAAAAAACGACCGCTTACAACACAGGAAGAATTCTTGCCAGTGCGCAAGAAATGTCAAAGGCTATTCAGCAAGACCCTAATGCGGTGAAACCTGGAATGGCTGAGGCTGTTCTTGGCAGCTTTAACAAAGGCGAGGGGCTAGCAAATTTTGTTCGCAGCCCGCAACGTCAAATTGTTTCTCAAGCACAAGATGACGTCATTGACGCGCTTCTTTATCTTGCCACCGGGGCGGCTTATAACAAAGAGCAGCTTGAGCAGCAGCGTTCTGCATACAAAGTCAATTTTACGGACAAACCTGAGGCAATTGCAGCGAAGCAGCGCAGGCTTCGCAATCTGGTTCAGGCCGCAAAAGAGCGTTCCGGCTCTGCTTGGACTCCAAACCTTGAGGCCCAATTCAACGCGGCTTTTAGCAATTCCGTGGGGGCAGAGCCAACCAAGTCCGCGTTGTCTTCCAATGACCCTGTTCGCCAGACTCCAGGATTTTCGGCATACAACGCTGCTGCGAAACAAGGCCGGATTGACAAATCCAAGCCGTTCGGAACACGGGAAAACCCTTACGTTGCGCGGTCTGAGGAAGTCGCCAATCGGCTTCCAAAGGGCTCTTACGTCTATTTGCCTAACGGCCAACTCGGGGTGGTGGAATAATGCCCATCAAGATCGTTGAGGACGCCCCTGCACCGACTAGCCGCGTCCGCGTCATTGACGATAAGCCGCCCCGCACTTCTCAGTCGCTTGGTGCGCTGAAGGGCGCGGCCAAGGTTGTCCGCAATCTTGGAATCAACCTGCCGCGCAACGTTCAATTCATGCCCAACGCCCTTGAGGTTGCGGGTATCCTAGGCAAGAGCGCGGTGGGTAAAATTGAGCAAAGCAAGAACCTCCGCGCTGGCAAGACAGGTCAAGCACTGGCCGAAATCCTGCTTACGCTGCCTACGATGGTAGCGAGCCCCGTCACGGGCGGCGCGGTTCAAGGGCTTCTGACTTCAGACGCGCCGCGTAGCGATATCCTTGGTCGCGCCCGTGACGCAGGCGTCGGCGCTGTGTTGGGCAAGGGTGGTGAAATTGCAGGGCGCGGTATCGCAAAAGTGGTTGGCAAGGTCGTAAAACCTCCAAAAATTGCTGATACTAAGGCTCTAGAGGCGGCAAAAGACACGGCCTATGACGCCGTTGAACAGTCGGGCGTAAAATATGCTCCGCGCTCTCTCGCCAAGCTAAACCAGACGATTGCAACAAATGTCTCGCGGGACTTTGATCCTGGACTGCATCCTAAGGTCGGCGCTGTCGTCAGCAATCTTCAAAGTCGGTTTGGCTCCGGTCCTTTGTCCATCAAGGAACTGGATCAGGCTAGGCGCTTTGTTCGCAGCAATATTTTTGACAAGGCCGCTACCGATGAGGAACGTCGCCTCGGTCAAATGATTATCGACGACATTGATGACTTTGTTAACGGCGCGACCGTTACCGATGTCGTCGGCGGGACAAATCCGGCTGCTGCTGCGGCTTCCATCAATCGCGCCCGCGACCTCAACACGAGACTTTCAAAGGTCGAGAAGGTCGAAAACTCTCTGTGGATTGCCAAGAACCGCGCCGACACAACCGGGAGCGGCGGAAACATTGACAACGCTACTCGCCAAGAGATGCGAAAGATTCTGGAAACCTCTCGCAATTTGAGCGATGAGGAAAAGCGCATCCTCCAGGCCATCGTGAGCGGCGAAAAAATGCAGAATGTGCTTCGCATGATCGGCAAGCTCTCTCCGTCTGCTGGTGCGCTTCCCGCTTGGCTCAATGTCTTTGCCGCGTCGGTCAATGCGCCATTCGGGCTTGTCACGGCGGGGGCCGGTGCAGCGTCCAAGATTGCTGCTGACAAAATGACGCAGGGGCGTGTTCAAGACCTCACGCGCGTCATGGCTGCTGGCGGACAACCCGTTGCGGCCACGGGCGGGTTCTCGCCTCAAGTTCTCAATGCTGCTGGCCGCGCTGGAGCGGTCACGGCTGTCCAAGGGCCTACGTTGGCCGAAGCCCTTAGAAGGAAGCAATAATGTCGTTCAACGGCTCTGGCACATTCCTGATTAACAGCGCGGGGCAGCCCGTCGTCCCGAACACGATTATCAGTTCGACGGCGTTCAATGCGCTGACGGCGGACCTTGCGGCGGGTCTTAGCAACTGTCTGACCAAGGACGGGCAGACCACGCCCACGGCTAATATCCCGCTGGGCGGGTTCAAGCTGATCAACGTGGGTGCGGCGACGTTGGCGGGCGATGCGCTGTCGTTCGGGCGAGACGCCACGATTGACGATCTGACCGTGACGGGCACAATCAGCGTCTCTGGACTTGGCACCTATACCAACACGCAGACCTTCACGGGCTCGGCTTCGGCTGTCGGGGCTAAACTCCGCAATGCCTTGGAGGGCGTGACGATCAGCGCCACGGCGGCGACGGGCACGATTGCCTATGACGTGACCACGCAAGCTGTCCTCTATTACACGACCAATGCGTCGGCAAACTGGACCCTGAACGTGCGCGGCAATGGCACAACCTCGCTCAATTCGCTAATGACAACCGGCGAGAGCATCACCATTGCTTTTCTGGTGACGAATGGGGCTACAGCGTATTACCAGTCTGCCTTTCAGGTGGATGGGGCTTCCGTGACGCCTAAGTGGCAGGGAGGTTCGGCTCCGACTTTGGGCAACGCCTCATCCATTGACGCCTACACCATCACCATCGTTAAGACTGGCTCCGCTGCGTTTACTGCGTTTGCGGCTCAAACTCGGTTCGCCTAAATGCCGCTCGTTTCTACCCGTTCAGCGGCCTCATCAAGAGGCTTTGGTTTGTTTGGTAAAGTTAATCCTACCATCGAATATCTTGTGAGCGCTGGTGGCGGCGGGGGGGGAAGCGGCCATCCGACGGGGCCGGGCGCGGGCGGCGGCGGGGGGGTTCTTTCTGGCTCTATTGTTTTGCCCCCCAACAATTACACGATTACCGTTGGTGCGGGAGGCGCTGGAGGATCATCTAGTATTGGGGCGAGTGGCTCTAACAGCAGCATTTCGACTCTTGTAACTTCTGCGGGCGGCGGCGGCGGAGCGTATGTTTCTTCTTCGGCTTCCAATGGAGGATCGGGAGGGGGGGGCACCAAAGATGCTTCGGCTGGTTCCGGAACATCTGGTCAAGGAAATAACGGCGGAGCGGGGGCTGCGGCTACAGGAGGCGGCGTAGGTGGCGGAGGAATAGGCGGAGGCGGCGGCGGCGCAACCACGGCAGGGCAGGCGGCAGGTGTCTCCACGCCCGGTAGAAGCACCGGGGACGGCGGCGCTGGGCTTTCATCTTCCATTTCTGGAACATCCGATACATATGGATCGGGCGGGAGTGGCGGAGCCGCGCTAGAATATGGAGCCCCTATAATTGGGACAGAAGGAACAAATGCGGGCAAGGGGAGCATGAGTAATGTGGGTGGAAGCGGGGTTGCAAATAAAGGCGGCGGCGGGGGTGGTGGCGGGAGCTTTGGCGTTTCATACAACGGCGGCGCAGGCGGTTCCGGCGTCGTCATCATCCGCTATTTGACGGGTTCTGCTTCCTGCACGGGCGGCACTGTCACCACTTCGGGCAGCTACACGATCCACACTTTCACCGGCAGCGGCACTTTCACGGTAAACTGAAATGGCTCACTTCGCTGAACTCGACCAAAACAACATCGTCACTCGCGTCATCGTCGTAAACAACAGCGACATCATGGAGAACGGCCAAGAGAGCGAAGCGAAGGGCATTGCCTTCTGTCTGTCGCTATTCGGCCAAGGCACCAATTGGGTCCAGACAAGCTACAACGGCAATATCAGAAAGAGGTATGCGGGCGTGGGATACTCTTATGACAGCAGCCTCGACGCCTTCATTACGCCTCAACCCTATCCTAGCTGGCATCTGGACGCACAAACATGCGATTGGGCGGCACCTATTCCTATGCCGAACGACGGCGCTTGGTATATATGGGATGAACCAAATCAGTCTTGGGTGAAGGTTACTACCGATGTCGATTCTGTCTGAAGCCGAGATCGAACACATTGCCGACAAGGCCGCTGAAAAGGCCATCGTCAAGGTGTATGAACAGATTGGCCGGTCGGTCGCCCAAAGGGTATTCTGGTTCATTGGCGTCATCTTTGTTTCTGGATGCGCCCTGCTTGTAGGTAGCAACATCCTGAAAGGATAGGCATGGCCCTTTCCGACGACGAGTTTATCGCCGCTTGGCAACAGGCTAAATGTTCCCCTTCAGTTGTCGCCCGGATACTAGGCGTCCAAGTC